ATCTAGGGATATCTCTAGGCCTTTTCTTAGAATTGATTCATTCTTTTGTAGTGCTTCATCACTACTTATTTCAAGGACCTCATCTTGTGTCATCAAAGGTTCTGAATCTTGTGTCATCAAAGGTTCTGATGTTGGGTTCGCATACGATTCTGCTGCCTGTTCTAGTGCGTCTGTCCCTGGTAATGCATACAATGCTTTACCTATGAATGAATCAGGTGACGGCAACATTTTGCCAATCATACTCATAAATGCATCTCCGATATTAGGTAGTGAAGGTATTATACTATCAATATCAAAAGAAAACATATCTTTAATAAAATCTATTGCTGACTTTATTTTATCAATAATAAATTCACCTAAACTAAATGGTTCTAAATTACCTTCTTCATCTTCACCAAAACCAAATATACCTCGTAAGAAATTTATTGCTAAATTGTAAGGTAGTAGTATGATATCTAATAGTTTTGTAGCAATACCACCAGCAGTTGCGTCTTCCTCAGTAAATGAAAATAAATTTGTTAAAAACTCAAATGGTAACGCTAATTTACCCTTAATCCAATCTATAATACCTGTAGCACCTTCTAATAAAAATGTACCTGTTTCACTAAACCATGATGATATGCCTTGCCACATTTCATTTAATTTACCTAGCACCCATGCACCGGCACTATCGTAAGGCTCAAAGTTTACACCAAACATTTCTAGAACATTTGTAATTAAACTATCGCCAATATTCAATATAAAACCTGCAAAGTCTGTAAAAATACCACTTAATGCTGTAAGTCTATCTAGTATTGTGGCGTCTGAACCATCTGGATTTGTACCACCAAATATGGTTGTTACTTTCTCTTTAATGCTTGTAAATAAGTTTACAGCAGAATCATAAAAATCTTTGAAAAAATCAATTACATTTGGTAGTATATCTTCCTTGATTGCCTTTAATATAGGTGCAATAATAGGAACTAACTTATCACCAAATTGCATAATTGCTGCTAAACCACCTAATAACAATGCAAGACCTAGTTTAGGTCCTACTTTTGGTATTTCAGGAAATGAAAACCCACCACCTTCATTACCTTGACTATCTGGTTCACCTATATCTTGAACATCTGCAGCTAAAATTCCTTCATCTCTCGCATCATTTAAATCAGCACCTTTTGTACTTGAACCAGAATAAGCCAAGTCAACTAATGTATTAATACCATCTCTTATTTCTTCAAATATTGTTCTCAACGAATCCATAGGATTCATAGGTCGAATATCGTTTCCTGTAAGTACCGTACTAGTACCAGTTTCTGATACTAAGTCACTTGGTGTTGACATATTTATTGGTGATAGTGCTCCGTACATTATTTTTTACCTTTACTCGTTCCTGCATATAAACCAAACCATGCGGCTCCAGCACCAACTACAATTGATACTAGTCCAGACTGTTCAAATGTGGGTGTTGATAAGTTCATAAACCATATTGTTACTTTATATAGCAAAAAGATATAAACTGATATGAATAATCTAGGAAATATTCGCCATGCGTCAACTGCTCTTGCAAGGTCGATTAAACCTTGATATCTATTCTTACTAGAATCAACTGTAGATGTATCTATCTCTAACTCTAGATTTACTTTTTTAGTTTCTGTTGCATATTCTCTAGCCATTATCTTCTCTCCGCTTCTCTTTGTTTTGCTTTTTCGTTTTCTTCTTTAATATGAGCGATTAACATATCAACATATATATCCCTTTCCCACGGCATCATATTTTCAATCTCACTCAAAGAGTATTTATGATGTTGCATTAGAGAAAAATTGATTTCAAAGTAATTCTCTAAACTATTGTGTGAAAGGGCTATGCGAAAAAATCGTTTAGTCCTGTCAATGTTACATCATTAGTCTTTTTTGTCTTAGGATTCTTTACCTTTATTGTATGTTTTAATTTAGGCATAGTATCAAAAAACGATTGTAACTTTTTAAATTGACCACTATTCATTGATTCAATAAACTCGGTCAACTCTTTTTTAGTCTGATCTTTTGCTTGATATACTTTTTCACCATTGTTTTCGTATATCTGTAGTACACAACTACCAATAACATCTAACATATTATTAGCGTTTATTGTCTCGATACCACTCTCTAAAAATGAATCAATAGTAGGATATGTCATTATCATTCCCATATCATCTGTCAATTCAATTTTATTCGTGTGGTTATCATCTACTTGAACTTTTACCTCTGTTAAATCTAATTCAACATCAGCATAAGTTTTTTTATCATCAGGACAAAGTAGTTTTAATTTAGAAACCTCACCTACTGATTTAGCTCTTATGTTTAAAAAAATATACTCCATATCAAACATAGGCATGGTACTCACATCTACTTTTTCAAATGTGCATGATAAAACAATGTCTTTTACTGCATTGATAATTTGTGCATTATCTTTGCTTTCCATTGCCATCAACAATATCTTTTCTTCTTTGACTAGAAACGGACGATACTTTATTTTCTCGTCTGTACTAGGTACTTCCAACTCATATGTTGGAGTATTCAGTTTTGGTAGTGCCATAATTTATTCTCCTTATAATATAATATTATGTAAATGGTGGGAATATTTTCCCTCTTGTTAGTTTTCCTATCGGAATCTGTCGTTTAGCAGAATTAAATACTTCTCTTCCTGCCCTTTGTAATTCTAAAGGTAGTCTACCAAATAAACCTGTATCTGGTGATTTAATATCATGTATTGTTTGTAGGTCTGATCCATGTGTCATTCCTGCAATTTTATCTGTTGTAAGATTATACCATTGTTTATAGTTAAATCCTACATTTATTTTTACTATTTGATTTGAAGAACCATAATTATATTCTACAGCACTTAGAGTAGCTGGATAAACTTCTATTGCTTCAATACCATAAGTAGGTACATCTCTATCACCTTCACCATCAAGTGAACCTAATTGATAGATATGCATTTTACCAACATAATCATCATAGTAATTTGCTTTGTTTGTTAAATTGTTTACAGCCATCTTTTGCCATAGTTCAATAAATTGTCTTTCTCTTAAATACTTATCTGCATAAAAAGAAGCATTAATCATTCCTGCATATGCATGACCTGTTACCATATCAACTTCTGGTTCAGAACCGTATTGAACTTTTTGTGTAACTAAATCATGACCGGGCATTGATACACTATCACAATGAATATTAATTGCTTCTCCCATTTGTTTACTTAAATCTTGCATTGTTACAGCATCAGGATTAGCAGGTCCTGGTTGCATATTTACGAATTGTGGTCTTTCATCAATATCAATCAATGGATCACCTTTTAGATTAGCTAACTTTTCTAGATTAGTAGGTAAAAATAACTTAACAGCAAATCTTGCTGGTCTAGCATAACCTTCTGCTTTTGCCATAGCAGCACGAAAACGACCAATAGTATTTTCAGTATTTGCTCTTTGTCTTAGTCTAGGATCTTTATCAACATTATCTAAACTCCTATCTCTAGGAAATCCTACTCTTATGTCAAAAGGACCTACTCGTTTACCTGCTCTAAAAATTGCCAGCTTAGTATCCTCCTTCCTGTCGCCAGTATTTTCTGGCAGTCGGTTTGCTGATATTTAATTTCTTACACATTTCTACTAAGCTCTTATAAACTTTTCCTTTGTAAATTCTTTCTTTGGCACCTATACCTAGTTTGCCATACATATGATTTCCTTCACCTGACATCTTTTCTGACGTATTTAATCTCTTTGTTCTTTCTATTGCACTCTTACTCATATTCTCTTTCCACTCTGCTGTGAAAGTTCTTTTAGAACCTAATGTAACAGAACCTTTTTGGCCACCAGGTTGAGCATTGTAATGACCATACATCTTAATATATTTATCTTCTTGTTCGTATGCATCTTTGCCCTCGTATATGGTTTTTATAGTAAAGTTTTCTCTACCATACTTTCTGATAGCACGAGCTATAGGCCACTTCGCATTACGCTTAACAGCACTATATACATGAGCGTTAAATCTATTTTGTATTCGTTGAGTGGTAAATCCAACATAACTATGGTCATTCACTTTATTTGTTATCTTATATAAAACCATTAATATGGACTTCCTTTCATAAATCTTGCAACTGGTAAGAATATTGCGATTGCCATTTCATCAGGCATTACATTTAAAAATGATGTTCTTACTTGATTGAATAGATAATGTTTAATCGTTCTTTTAAAATATCTACCTGATAAATTACCTATTTGATATCTTGTTTTTCTATCAAAATTTTTATCACTTGCGAATCTAGATAACTGTCTTAAAAACGCTACTCTTTCGCCTGGTCTTAAATAATGAAAATTGATACCATAGAAACCACCTTTTGCAGGCTCTAAAGGAAAGATCAAAGGAAACTTATCATATAAAGGAAGTGTTGCTTTAAGTTTAGGGTCATAACCAAAAAGATTCATTACTCCATACTTTGGTCTTAATGTTGCCTTTCCTTGATTTATCAAAGCTCTTGCGCCAGGTGTAGTCATAGATTGTACTTGTTTTCTGTACCAATCATATGATTTGGGACCTGTTGTTGTATCAAGTACTTTATCGAATACTGTCTTTGCCATATTACTATTTATATAGGTTTGTAGATCGTAATCAGTTCTTCTTTACCTTTTACTTTGATTTTATCTACTTCAATTGACTTGATATTTGTCAGTTGTTCCATTGTGTAACTAGAGTATAGAGTTGGATAATCTTTATAATCTCCTCTACCTGCCGTTGCCTCTAATCGTGCAGCCAGATTAACTGCATCACCAATAACCGAATAGTCAAAACGAGTAGAACTACCCATATTACCCACAATTGCAGTACCTGTATTCACACCTGTGCCTACATTGATATCAGGAAGTCCTCGTTCTTTGTATAATGCTTTTAATTCTTTTGTCTTTGCTTCTATCTCCATAGCACTTTTGACTGCCATATCAGCATGATTTTTCATATCAATCGGTGCGTTGAATACACACATCACACAATCCCCCATAAACTTATCAACCATGCCACCATTGTTTAATATGATCTTGGTCATGTCATCTAAAAACTCATTAACTAATTTAACTAGACCTTCTGGATCGTCTTTGTTCTTATAGTATTCTGATATAGGTGTGAACCCAATAATGTCCATAAACAGAAATGACATCTCTCGTCTATCACCACCAAGTTTCAGTAAGTTCGGATTCTTTTGTAGAGCTGCAACTTGTCGTGGGTCAAGATAATGTTCAAACTGTTTTCTTATTTGTTGTTTAAGTCTAAACTCTAGTATAAATCTTAGAAATGTAGAATGAAATCCTACTATAAATGCTATTAATAATATCCATGTAATATCAAATAAGACTAGATTATCAAATGCAATTGTTGTATATTTAAGACCACCAAATGTACCCGCTGTTAATAGTACTGCGATTGACCAATAGGGAGTATATCTACAAAAAACTATTATAACACATCCTACAAGAAATGCAAGCAATAATTCAAGTAGATTATCAAATCTTTTGATTGTCTCACCATCTAATATTGTTTGAAGTGAATTAGCAGATATAACATAGTCATATTGTTCACCGATTGGGGTTGCAATTATACTCGATAATCCCTCTGCTGTCAAGGCAATAATTACTGTAGTACCTGCGGCTGAAGAAAAGTCTTGACTTGCTGCTGATATTGTGTTAAACTGTTTGTTCCATCTCAACCATATTCTAGCATTTGCGTCTGTATTGATTGTTGCATAGGCAGGCACTCTCATGGCAGTTACACCAAAGTCGTCTGCCTTAACTTGATAACTAGGATCACCTACTGCAACTCGTATTGTTTCTATTGCCATATTAGGATAAACTTCGTCACCTATTTTCATTAGTAAAGGTACTCGTCTTGTAACACCATCAACTTCAGGTGCTGTGTTGATTACACCTACACCATTTGTACACTCTGCAAGTTCAGGTAATGGACCCACCATTCCTGGCCACTCGTATAAAAATGCAAGTGGATCACCTATCTTTGCAACGCCTCTTGGTACAGGATTAGATGTTCTCTTTTGTACTGTACCTGTTTGTGCAATAACTGTACCATAACCTAACTTTTCACAGAACTCTATATCACCACCGAATCTATCTGCTTCACTAAACAATATAGGCATGACTATGATACCTGTTTCTGCTTGTCTTAACTCAACTATCTTATCTGCTAATACATCTCTAGGCCATGGCCATTGACCATACTTCTCTATTGCAGCTTCGTCTATTGTTATGATTGTAATATCTTGGGATCGTGACTTTTCTTCATTTCCTAAAAGATAGTCAAATGATTTAAGTCTTAAAACTTCTTTGACCCATGGGTCTTGTAAACCGATATATGTTAATACAAATAATGTTATGAAGGCAGTAGTCCAGTGTGTCAATAGTTTTTTCATCATATGCAATCACAAAAAGTGTTAATAGTAGCCAATACAAATATATAACCTAAGTAACCGCCTAATATACTAGTTAATATCCAGTTGAATAATCTCATTAATTACCTTGCGTTGTTGATAGAGTACAACCTGCTTGTACACCACAAGTCATATCTACATTATACTCTTGGTCAATTGAACCTTGCTGTAACAAATCAAAGTCAGTAGAATAACCATCTAACTGAACACGAGCCGCATGGTCACCTGAACCTGTCTGTGATATATCAACATCATGAGCATAACTGCCAGTATCCAAACTTATATCTAGATAATGTTCGCCTGTTCCAGATTGATTTACATCTACAGTATTATTATTATTATTTATGTCTAAAAATAATATCTTATCTCCATCATTTAATTGTTGCATAGTGATAACATTTTGACCACTATCTAAATCTAAACTCATAAAATGTTCCGAAGATGTAGTGCCATCATTTCTTTGTTGTAGCGTCATTGTATTTGTAGAACCATCAATATCAATCCACATTCGATGGTCGCCAACATCAGTACCATAATCTCCTTGTGAAATATTAAGTGTGTTTGTACTGCCTGTGATATCTAATGCAATACCATTGTTGCCACTATTACCACTTGATGTAACATTACCTTGGTCAATATTAAGTGTATTATTATTTCCTGTAACAGTAGCATCACTAGACCAATCTGTGCCTATAATAAAATTATCTTCACCTGTCTGTTCAATATTAATAGTATTGTTATCACCATCAACATTCATACTAACACCATTACCTGTTGTTGATTTAGCAGTATTAATAGTTGTTGTTTGGCCTGATGTGGGTGTTATGTTTAATGGTTCTGTGGTTGAATATGCCGTGCTGGGCACCAAGGCTACTGAGCCAGTCTGGTCCCAATACAACTTAATGGAGGCACCACCACCGTTCTCATACCACCAGGCGTCTATGTA